TTCAGGAATCTGATAGGTAGTGTTTGGAAGAGTATCAAGATTAGTGTCGACGGTAAAATCAAAGCGTCCAGCAAGCTGATTGATTAACTCTCTAACTGTGCAAGGGAACTGAATAGTACCGGAATTGTATGGGGTTTTAGCAAGCTTTCCCATAAGGTCATAACCCTTAATTTTGGTGGTCTTCTTCTCAAAATCAGCAGTAGATTCTTCCACATAAAATAATCCAAGGTTAGCCTCTTCCCAAGTATCGTTTACGGCGTCAATAAGCGTTTTAGCTACCACACTAAATGTATGGTCGACTAGATTATAGTTAGTGCCAAATAGTTCAATATTAATTACAGAGGTAGCCGTGCCAAATAGATGACCAGAGGAATCAATGGTGATTTTAATTAGTTTGTCTTGACCCGTGATTACGGTATTATCATCTAATACTAGCGAAGCAGTAACCATTTTAACTGGTTCTCTCATGGCCTGCTTGAATCTATCAGTTACATTTATCATATTAAATCCTTTCCATAGGAATTAAATTCACCGTAAACGGTTTGTAAAGCCCCCTCTGGCGCTCTAGGAGCTCCACTGAGTAATCTGAGGCGTAATAAGCGCCGCTTCTTGTAGTTCCGGATTTAGGATCATAATACTCGACATTGAAAAATCCTTGATCTAACAGCCCACAGAGTTCAGCAACACGCTCTTTAGTCAAAACCCCACCAATTTCTAGTTCTAGCTTCGGAAATACCCCAATAAAGGTCGCAGAAAGACCGCCATTGAGATTGCGCCCAGCGTCTGAATACAGTTTGGCACGGGTAATCTTATAGGTTTTAAGCCCTACCACTGATTTTCCGTTAATTTTTAATAAATCGCCTGAAATTATCATTTTTTCTCCAAATAAAAACGACCATGGGGGAATCCCAGCACGGTCGTAGATAGTTCTATTATATCAGATTTAGGTGATACTGATTAAAAAGCTAGACAATTGTTTTTGAACCCGAATAGTGATAGTATTAAACTAAATTTTGTTTTATACACATATTTTCTATCAGATAGGCATAGCAATATGCCTATCTTTTTGTTCTTCAATAGGTCTTATGTAAAAAATATTTGTACAATTTATTAATTTCTGTTAGAATGCATATAGTGACAATGTTAACCAAAACAAAAATAAAAATAAGTTCTTTAAGTGATTAAAAAATAGAGCTTTACAGCTATATTTTTATTTAAGTAAGTATAATGAAAGTATATCCGTGCAGCGCTAGTAACTGCATGAATATTGTCAGACTAGATGTTTTTTCGAAGTGTATCTAATCTGATAAGTGTTTGATTAAGACTCAGCTTGTACTGGGTCTTTTTCATCGTCAACCCAAAAATGGAAGAATCCTCCATTCTTTGGATAGATGATCTTGCCATTCTTTCGAATGTAACGGCAGAAAACTTCTGACATACAAGTCTTCCTTTCCTAATTATTAATGTTCACTCTGAGCTTATCTCAGTAGCCTGATACTTTATTTTTTATTTTCAAGTGTTTATCTCATAAAAAACTAGCATTCTTATTGATGCCACTCTAGCAATAAAAAAGTCCTGTACCAGTATGTGGAGTAGGCGCGTTTTAACTGGCTCGTAAACCAGGTGGTTGTTTAGACCTACGCCACATATTGACACGGGACAAAGTTGAATTGTTAAAACGTCTTATCATCGCCAACCACGGCGAATCGTACCTCCAAGAAGTATTAACTCCTCAGCAACTTTATTATAGCACGTTTTAATACAGGTAAAGAGTTTTCCACAGCATTTTTCAAAGATTGCAAAAACCACTACCTCAATGGCTTGTGGCATTGATTATTTTTATGCTTATTGCATAACATCTATGGAAAAAATATTAGGTTTATGCTTGCAAACCATAGTGTTTGTTGTATATTTGAAGTAATAAACTTTAATCTTTAGGAGAGATTTTCGCATGGCGGAAGAAAAAGAATCAAATAAAAAACCAGTCTATAAGAAGTGGTGGTTCTGGGTTATCGTAGTATTTGTGTTGATTGCTATTGGTAATCAAAATAAGGATAATAGCACTTCTACCCCAATGCACAGCTCCAAACAGGTCACTGTTATCGACTTCAAAGACATGAAATATAACGATATCGCGACATGGTGCGAACAGAACAAGGTTAATTGTATAGAAGTTAAAGAATATTCAGACACCGTGGCCGCAGGTGGTTTTATCAAGCAATCAGTAGCTGCCAATGAGTCAACGAATGAGGGTAGCACAATTAATGTAGTTTATTCTAAGGGAGTGGCTCCTACTGTTAGCCAACAGAACGCTATTAAAAAAGCTGAAAGCTACTTGTCTTTCACTGCATTTTCTAGAGATGGACTCATCCATCAATTGAAATATGAAAAATTCCCAGAAGCTGATGCAGTTTATGCAGTTGATCACATCTCTGTCGACTGGAATGAGCAAGCAGCAAAAAAGGCTAAAACTTATCTCGATACAACTTCCTTTAGTCGTGACGGTTTAATTAAACAATTGAAATATGAGAAGTTCACGCAAGAGCAAGCCGAGTATGGCGTAAATAAAGTTGGACTATAATATAAAATATTTTAGTTGCGGGCGCCCTAAATATCTAGGACGCTCGCATTTTTTAGGAATGACAGCACGTTCATGCGATTTACCATGCCATTAAAATAATTTTCACCGTCAACTACAAGAAGTAGTTGATTAAATATCAAAAACTCCCATGTTTCTTAAGAATGTCTGAGCATTGGCACGATTAACTACACCCTCAAAGACTTTTTCACCATCAATATTTAAGATGAATGGAGCAGACTTCATATCGTCGATATAATCTCCTAAGATTGAATTTTTATGGTCAATCTTTATATCAAAATCAGGATTTACTGCAGGTCCAAAATCAAGTTTGCTGTCAATTTCTTTACTCAATTCACTAGCAGACTTTACCATATCGCCAAGGTTAGACTCGAATCCAATGTTCATACCTTGGCTCATATAGTCACCAATACTCATGAACAGTTTTGATGGGGAGTGAATACCTAGGAACTTTTTAACACCGTCCACAGCACCAGAAAACATATTCTTCATACTATTAGCTATATTGCCAATACCAGCTTTGAGACCGTTCCAGATATTTCGACCAATATCGCTGAATACTTGAAACGCTCCACTGAACGCATTTACGATATCGTTCCAGCGTTCTCCAGCCCAGTTTGCAACACCACTAAATGCAGAAGTTAAACCGTTCCAGGCTTCGCTCGCTTTGGTTTTAGCGTGATTGGCAAATTTACCGAATTCAACCCCAGCATTTTTCGCGAGATTAGAAATATCTTCTCCAACCTTACTTAAGCTCACCCCCATTGGTCCAAAGAAGCCCTGGTCGACACCAGTCATACTATCATTGTAAGTTTTCGTAATTTCTTTTGATTTCTTTTTAGTCTCGCCTTCTAGTCTGCCAATATCATCGACATTGGCTTTAACCATATTCCCATTCTCGTCTTTGTACTCCAAAGTCCCATTTTTGAGTGCATTAATAGCCTCCTCAGTATTTCTGTATTTTCCAGAAATAACCGCCTGTGCAGTAGTATTCGCATACAGTGCAGATAATTCCTCATCCTTAGCCGCCTTGTGCACCTCTGCGGCCTTAGCAGAATCATTAGTGGCCTTAGTTAAATTGTCTTGAGACAACTTAACTTGTTCATTGGCAGAATCTAATTTTAGTCCAGCCTCATAAACAGCTTGCTGTGCTGCGGTCATATTCTGATATGATAACACCCCATTATCTACTTGAGACTTTAACGATTCGTAGGTTACACCTCTATCGCGCTCAATTTGTAATAATTCCGCCTGGGCCTGTTTTTGGTCTTTAATGGCTTGAATTTGCTGCAGTCCAGCATCCGCAGCGGCTTTTCTGGCATTATTAAGGCTTTCTTCGGCATTTTTAACCTTTTCGGTTGCATCAGAAAGTTGTGAATTAGCAGTTTTAAGCGCTTTAGCCGCGGATTCAGCTTTTCTCGTTGCACTATCGGTTTGTTCGAGAGCAGATTTGACGCTACCAAAAATAAAAGCAACACCAGCGATAATACCAGCTCCAGCCAAGATTAGAGGATGTGCCATGATTGCGGTAAATGCACCTAAAGCAGCCGTCTTAACACCAACGGCTGCGGCAATCACGGCAGCCTTAAAGCCAGCGATTCCACCACCAGCAACTACAAACGCAGTACCTAATGCACCAATTTTTGTAGAAACAGCAGTGAATGTAGCGGGAGATGAGAGCATTAAAGTGCGAAGTGTAATAACCCCAGCATTAAAATCATCAAGTGCGTTCTTCGCCTTGATTGCGATAGTTAAACCACCAATTGCAACAGCGACACTTGTAATAAATTCAGCAAGACCCTTATTGTCTGCAATATATCTTAATGAGTCACCAAGAGCATTTAATATTAAGACGATACCGCCACCAGTAAAATTAGCAATAGGGATTAAAAATACATCTATAAAAGGCTTCAAATAGGCATTCCAGATTGTAGAGACGGCTCTACCTAGGAACCTAATCGACCCTCCAAGTGCATTCAAGAAGGCAGGAAGCAACTCATTCCCAACCCAAGTAATGAATGGCTTAATTCTTTCCCAAACATCAGCAAAGATTTGTTTTGCAGGCTTAATAAATTTACTAATATCATCGCCAAATCTCTTGAACGCTTCTCCAATTTTGTCGAAATTGAAAATTTTGAGACTATCCTTTAACTTCTCAAAAATCTCATTGACCTTATCAACCCCCTTGCCAATTCCGGAATCGTCGAATCCAATGCCGGAAACATCATAGCTTGGCGCACCGCCACCTCCTCCTGAGCCACCAGAACCACCAGAACCGCCTGTATCTTGCTTAGATAGTACATTCATCTCATCGAAGCCTGCAAGTTGTTTCTGAAGCTTCTTAGCAGCCTTGGCGGTATTTCCGATATCTTTGGTCGAACCTTGTGCAGCTTTACCAACATTTGCCATAGAATTAGCCGCTTGGCCACCAGAAGAGGCTACATTTTTCGCTCCAATAGAACCCATGCCAAATAATGAACGAATCGCATTTACTGCAGTTAAAACTAGCTTAATAAAGGCCGCTACGTAGTTTGAAGCGGTCAAAATAATATCTTTTACTACATTGAAGAATCCGGCAATATTAGATTGGCCAATGGCATCCATACAGGCCGCAATACCGCGTACAATGGCATTTCTCATATTAATAAATGAGGTAGCAATACCGTTCGTAGCGCCTGCTGCTTGCTGCTCAAACGAACCTAGGCCGTTAATCCCCTCAGTATTTAGCCTCACGGCAGCACGCATGAAATCATCCATAGAAGCCTTGCCACTCTGGAGAGCGTCATAAAGCTGAGATGAATCCATATAGCCCATGGCATTAGCAATCTGCTTGAGTTGTGCTGGCATAGCTTGCATAAGGGTCTTCCAGTCTTGCATTTCTGGTTTACCCTTGGCATAAGCTTGCTGTAATTGCTCCATAGCAGAAGCTTGCAGCTGAGCGTTTGCACCACCTGCTAGGATAGCGTTATTAAGCGCCAAATACATGGCAGTAGAGGCCCTCAAATTACCGTTAGTTGCAGTAAAGCGTTGCACGGCAGTAGTAGCTTCATCGAGAGTCGTAGGAATACCCTCAAGCTTCTTGGAGAGATAATCAATGGCAGGCTGTGAATCCTTAGCTCCAACCCCGAGATTTTGCATGACACGAGGGAAGTTTTTGAGCGTATCAAGGCGTTTTACGGCGTCACCCGTACCTGCAGCAATCGCTGCCATAGCTTTTTGAGTAATAGCAGAAACAACCCCCATTACGGCACCAGCAGCGGCCGCTTTCATACCCATATTCTTAAATCCAGCAGTAACCCCACCAGAAGCCTGTGTGGCGGCTTTTGAAATCGCGCTGAGCTTTCTATTCACTCGATCGATTTCTTGCTGGAATTGCTCGGTTTGAGCCTTGATTAAGACATTGAGTTCATCTACTGTCTGTGCCATTATTTTTTCTCCTGTTCAATCTGCGCCTTGATGTACGCTTCGAGGTCTTCTGACCGTGTAAACGCCCTGTTTGTCTCCTCTTTCGCCATAAATGGGTCTTTCGGGTAACGCTTGGCGTGAAATGCATATCTCACGTAATTCCCGAGGGCGTGGTTCATTTTGTCCTGCTCTGCAATCTTGTCTTTATAACCAGCTAGACAATGCTGAAATTGTCCGATAGTTAATTCCCAGAACTCCGCAGGATGAAGACCTATCTGAAAAGCTAGACGTTCTCTGTCTCGCCAGAGTTCTCTAAAGCTGTCATAGCTTCGTCCATGGCTTTCTTCATCCTCGCTTTGACCATTTTCGAATTCACTGCTTTTCCTAAAAAACCAGCATCTGCGATTTCTGGAATAATCATAAGCATAAGTTCATCGACACCTTTTTTGAATAATTCATCGAATTCTTCAACGGTACCGCCGCCTGCGGTAAATAAGAACATCAGTGCAGAAACGGAAGGAGTTGCTGCTTGAGACTCAGCAAGTTCATGAAAGAAATTTTTCCCTTGCTCTTTTTCAGCTTTAGCGATATTAGAAGCTTTGTAATTTAGTTGAACCATGATTTTATAACCTCGATTAAATAATTTCTGATGTGGGATTTACCCCTCCCACTAGGGTGTTAATTAAGCGACCTTGCTAAATACTGGTTTGCCAGTAAGACGGAGAGTAAGCTTATAGCCATCAATACCGTCGGTAGTCTTTTCACCGTAGGTAAAGCTCTTCACAAAGGCTTTGTAAGCGATTTTGAGCTTAGCTGGGGTTAAGATTTCCCAGTCGCGCACCATACCACTGTCGAACAATGCACGGAGTTTAATAACTTGTGATTCATCTTTGATAAGTGCTTCGATGTCTTGTGAGCCCCAGTCGGCAGCACCAGAGAGGAATTCTTTTCCGTCCACGCTATCGAGTGTAGTCACATCGATTTCTTCTTTTTCACCGGTAATTTCACCGATAGATTTCAACGCCTCAAGAACTAGGTTAGTTGGTTCTGCACCTGCTTTTATGAGGGTGAGGGTGGTTCCCATAGTCTGTGATTTAGCCATGGTTTTTTCTCCTATTTGAATTTCACTGCTCGAAAACGGCAGTTAGTGTGGAATAATGCACCTTCTGGACTTGGTACATCAATCACGTAGGTTAGTCGATAATTAATCGTTCTCATCTTAGCCTCGACTTCACTAAGAATGCGTGATAGGTCAGTACTTTTGTTAGCGAAAATATCAATTACAATCTCAATATCTTGCTTGGCAATTTCATTACTCAGAGTGTATTCGGGTGAATTCTCGCCAACATAAAAGGTAATTGCTGGAACTTTCGTAAAAATTGCTTGAGTCCCCTGTTGGCAGGAGTATCCCAAACTTTTTAACGCCTTGTAAACTTCTTCTTTCGGTTGGAACATATTAACCCCTAATACTTTCTGAAACTGCTTGGCTAATAATTTGCTTGATATTAAGTTTGGCTTCTTTAAGGCCTCGATACATCGGAGCTTTGGCTGCGAAGCCGTTAGTTTTGATGAACCTTAGCCCGTCTTTAGTTTCTTTCGGGTAAACCCAAGGTGTCATGCGATAGGTAAATCCTTCCGCTTTCGGGTGGGTTCCTACCGCCTTTCTGCCAACACCATATTCGACATAGATTGCATATTCCATGTTATTGCGCACACCGCCAATGATTTCGTCACCTTGGATGTTTGCCGGGATAATAGTTAATCCGCCACGTAAAGCTCCAGTGTCGACAGGAATCTTTGGCTTAGTCTTCTGCTCTAATACCGCAGAAGCCATATTTACAGCGTGAACCAAGGTTTTAAGGTTTTTAGCACGGTTTAACTTAGTTTTTAGCTCTGTTAATCCAGTAATCGTTATGCTTGCCATTTTACCCCCATAATCATCTTGTGTGAGTCGTATGGAAGCACGCTAGTTACTTGATAGATAACGCCATTAACTTTAATTAAGTCGTCTAATTTAACCTCTACGGAAGTGCTACAGCTGATACTGATATCAATCTTTTCCACAAGCCCAAGCTCTGCCTGAAGTGTACCGAGCTGAGTGTAATTGACATTACCATTAAAGCTCTGCACGATCGAGGAGTCAGTGTCTTGCTCTTTAACCAGTCCGCCCTCATCGTCTAGTTTGTCTGTTTTGCTTAGGACATAGATGTCCTTATCATAGAAAATCTTCGAGATGAGGTCTTGGGTTGGCTTAGAAAAAAACACGAATCCTCCTGTAGGGCTTTAACACTTCTGAAACACCACCAAATAGCTCGATGTCTGAAGTGGATGAAATGTAGCTTCTAGCGACATTATCGAACGTCACAGTCTGGCCATTATCACTCAAGGACTTGACCCTCGTGTTAGTATTTGTACCGATTAGTCTATCTTTAACCTCTTCAAATAATGCGATCACTACTCTAACTGAGATATTAACAAGCCTTTCGTCAAACATATCTTGAGGGCCAAGATTCAAATATAGAGATAAGCGGTCAGCCATCTCAGCCGCTAAAAATCCGGCAAGAGCCTCACTCTCCTCATTATCGAGGATGTGGATGACTTGTACTTTGTCTTTTAGTGCTGAAATGAACTGATTCTTATCTAACATATTATTTTCCTTGGGTTTCTGGCTTAGCTTCGGTATCGACCTCAGCCTCAGCTACTTCCTCGGCAGGAGATTCTGCTTCTTTGACCTTAGTCTTAGCCTTTGTAGTCTTAGGGGATTCAAGAATTTCCACTTTATAGCCAGCAGATTCAAAATAATCAAGCTGAGACTCACTAATATCAGCTTCAGCTCTACCATCAGCGAAAGCCACAGAAGCTGAAACTCCCATATAATCCTCAACTGGTGATTTAATGATTGCTTTCATCTTGTTTTCCTTTCTGATTAAGCGATTTTAATTTTACGAAGAACGACAGCAGCCTTAGTCGATTTAAGAACCGCCGCGCCAACAAACTCAACTTCGCCCTTCTTTACGGCACCAGGGGCGGTAAAGTCTGGAGTATACGTTTTAATTAAAGTATCACCTTCAGGGCTTACGCCATGGAATCCGTCCTTAGCAAGGCGGACAGCGTAGATTGAGGTTTCACCAGTCGGACTCTTGGTTTCAATGATTGGGGTATTTCCACCCGGTTTTGAACCCATGATTACGAGCTTTGCGGTGCCAAATTTAGCAGTTTCGTTTCCAGCCTCATCACGCGTGATAACTAAGCCATGAGCTTCATCGAATACAGATTGAAATGCAGCATACATATCATTATTCATTAGGATATGAGTTGCATTACCATCTAATTTACCGAGAGCTTTACGAAGCATAAATCGGAAAGCAGAGCCATTGGCTTTAATTTTATCAGCGTCCGATAAGTCGATAGCGGCAGCTGGGTTAACCTCATTAGAAGTACCAGTTAAAATCTTATTTAAGCCATCAAAATCGGTTGAGCGTACACCAGAGTCGCCATTAATCACTTGGTTATGGAATTCAGCTACAGTAGCTTTAGATTTTTGTTTAGATTGAAATTCAACTTCTTCAACAACCTGATTTTCGTTTGCAGCCAAAACGCGGTCAATTTCGTAAGAACCGCCCATAACTTTAAGATCAACAGAAACTTTGTTCGTCTTTGTTTCTTGTGCAGTGTATTCTCCATTAATCGCACGACCGGCAGCAGTAGGCTGGGTTGTGATGCGATTATATGAATAAGTTAGAGATTTACCACCTTGAGGTTTGACGGTATTATCAAACTCCATATCGTTTAATAGTGGTGAAGTTTTAAATTCATCGATTACTACATCGGTTAATTTGTCTTGACTGCGATTCTTCGCTTCAGCTAATGTAATTGGCATATTTTATCCTTTCTTGCCAAAGAGAAGCTCCAAAGTACTGGTTTTTCCACCATCTCTACCTGGGTTAGGCCTACTTGATGGATCAACTGGAGTTCTGCCAATCAACTTCCTTTTGACTTCTTCTGCGACAGCTTCGTTCCAAACCTTTTCAAATTTATTTATATTTTCTTTAGTTTTCTCGAGGTCTTCGTCTACGATGTAGTCAACAAAGATGCTAGGCATCGACTTCTCTTGTAATAGTTCGCGTGCTTCTGCACGATTTTCGCGAATTAACAGGTCGCGTTCCTTGCTTGCAAGCTCACTTTTTAAGCGTTCTTGCTCCTCATGAGCCTTCTCTTCTTCAGAAAGTTTTGCTTTACGTTCGTAGTCAACTAGAGCGCTTTCAATAGCCTTAGCAGTCTTTTCACTGTTTTTAGCGTTAATTTCATTTACTCTCTTGGAGATAATTTCGTTAACTTCATCCTGAGAGAAAGTTTTTGGCTCTTGACCTTGATTCTTTTCATCAGTAGTTCCAGTTTGGTCTTGACTGGCTGATTCGTCTTTATTGATAATTGGTGTTGGCACAACAATTCCTTTCGATTTATCGCCTCTCGGCTTACTTTTACTCTATCAAAAAACGACCAGCATAAGTGGTCGTGGGGCTTCAAAATAAAAAAAAGACCAACTAAGACTTATGCAAGTCGTAGATGATCTAGGGATATTATACCATAGAAACCGCAGAGGTGAATATCAAATTGACAAAGATAAAGCTACATGATAGTATAAACTCAAGTAAGTCGACCGGTTTCGGACGTTAGACTGAGGGCTTGTACACTCTATCCTCGACTTAATAGGGACCTACGATTGTGTAGGCCCCGTTTTTTATTGCTCGTATTTTCTCCTTAAATTATCTACATATTTTTTAGTTGTGTTGTAAATGCTGACAATATCCATTCTACCGTTATTATCGATAGCAACTTCAACATTGATGAGCTGAAGACTAGTAGTTTTTCTAACAATAAAATACCTCTGTGCTTTTCTAACTATATCTCCTTTGATAACCTCATCTTTCTTTGCAGTTTTAATAATTGAAATCGCTGTGGAAAGTTCCTCCATAGATAATGGCCTTTTATCATTATGCCCACGCGGTCCATATCCCTTTCCGGTAAAATGCCCAGAGTTGTCCATGTGCAGAGCGTAATCTTTAATGAAAAATATTTTAGTCTTATTACTTACATTAAATAAAACAGCGGATTTTTTAGTAGGATAACCTAGGAAGACTTCTTTTATCTCATCTTTTTTATATATTTCAGATATTTTTTGAGTTATATGATCGTATTCTTCCATTTTCTTAATTATTGGGATTAGGTGCTTTCTATTCCCAATATAGCCCTTCTGCTCTGTTGTTTTAGTGGCAGTGTTAGATAATGTGGCTGAAACACCGCCAGCATTGATGATACTACTAGCTACATCAGGCTTTACTGTGACAGGCTCTCGTCTTAACGTCCCGTTTTTAGCACGTTTTAACCACTCGTCATAATCAATATTCTCTACATATTCACTAGCACCATTCTCATTTCTCGCAATTCTAGTGTCTGTTTCATATTCTTTACCAAGGTAGGCCGTAATCGTAGACCTACAGTTCGGATGAAGCGGGGGAAGATTAAACCCAGCCTGAGCCTTATCTACATCAAAAACTATTTTGTCGTGGTCTCTGCAAACACCAGAAGTACGCGAATCTAGCGTTGCGATGAACTGGTATTTTTTGAAGCCCATCTCTTTTAGAGACTTAATTTCCGCCTGGTTCTGAAAATAACAAGTTTCTGTTCTGACTAATCTTATCGCTTCACTTTTTGTGACGTCGAAGCGAGTTCTAATGAGTCTCGCGGTCTTTTCATACCCCTCACCCTTAGCCACAGCTGAGCCAATCACTTCTTTTAAGGTGCGCGCAAGTTTATCTGTGTTTTTCCAGATGTGCTTCGAATAATTACCGGCTACAAATTGAGTATTCAGTATTTCATTAACCGCCCTACTGTTTAAGCCGGAAAAAACAGGATTTATTTTTAACCCTACTGCGGTATCATAAATGTTCTTATAATAACCGTGCTTTATAGTTTCTTTATGAGATTCAGTCTCTAGCCTATAATGCTTCATATTAGCTTTTTTACTCTCCGCCCAACACTGTGCATAAAGATATTCAAGCCTTGTCATACGAGCCTTGTAGTTCTCTGGAAGATAGTCAGAAAGCCCAGCTTCATTCATCTCTCTACGGAATTGCTTCAGGGTCCCATTTGGCACAATTGCTCGAAGTTTTTCGTTATCGAAACCAGCGTCTTTTTTATAGTAATTATCATAGAGAGATTTAATCTCCTCGATTATCTTCCACCTCGCATTATCGTATACGGAATTAATCTCTTTTATATAATGTACAGAGCGTTTTTCGGCGTCAGAAAGCCTCTCCTCGGCACGATCTTGCCAGTATTTATCATTAGGAACGGCTTTCTTTTTTACCATTAAGCCTCTTCTGAATCATTTTTAGCTAAATTTGGGAAGCCAGAAGCGTAATTGTCATCAAATTCAGGCTTAGATTCCTCTTTGGCAAGTTTTACGGTTTCCTCACCATCTCTCACGAATGATAACTGACTAACCAGCAAGGCAGAATCGACAATACCACGAAGATTATTAATCATTTGGCTTGCCTCATAGTCATTCTTTGGCAGATTACGGTTAAAGATAGCATCAACATCTTTAGTGGAAATCTCGCTAGATAGCTCACTCTTGAGATGAAGTACGTGAGAGTAAAGCTTAAAACGTTCCATGAGACCTTTCTCAAAGTAACGTTCTTTTTTCTTCACGTTCTGTTCAAAAGCTAAAAGCTTATAAAGTAGAGCCACGCCAGAAGAATTGCCGGCAAAGTTTTCATCGCTAAGGTCTGGCGTCATAGAAAACTTATGAATGTCGGCAGCAATGGTTTTACGTAAAACCTCAGCATCGGCTTCGTTAATATTTTTAATCACGTATTCTGCTTTAGCATCCTGAGGAAGTCCAACGGTGCGCTCGCTCTTTAATTTGGCCTTGTCTTCTGGCTCAAGATTAACACCATAAAATACAAGAATCGCATCAATAAGCTTCTCGCGGTCAATCACACGGTCTGATTGCAAGATATTATACGCATCAATCCCAGTAATTACAGATTCGTAATCCCCAGTGAAGCGACGATTATTAACGTATTCAATTACTGGAACAGAACCCATATTGTGCTGTAGTGGCTTCTCCGTGATAGTAAAATCTGCCCCATGAAGCTTAGCTGTTGTTATATATTTTTCGTCCCAGAAAGTTAAATCATAATTATCTGCAATAGGGTTTCCGGATGAATCCAAGATTGGCGTATAGGCAATAGCAAAAAGCTTATTACGTTGAAATGTATTATCATAAACAACGATTGTATTGTAAACATCAAGCTTTGCAGATGAAATATTACCGTCATCATCTAGATAAACTAGCTCATAGCCACGCCCGAACATACTACAATCTTCTCCTATTTCAGAGTCGAGGTCAGAGATGGTTTGGCTTTTATAGACATCAAGAATTGGAGAAATGTCCACGCCTTTTGAGGCTTGATATTGCACAGGATTGCCTAGCAAATGCCCGACATTAAGCGTTGTAATATATCTAGCAAAATTATGATAAACTACAATATCGTTTGGCTTTTTACGATTAATTTTAGGGTCATTATCAAAATACGACTCCAATCTTGCGTAGTCATCAATATATTTCTTATGCTTCTCAATTAACTTTTTAATGATATCTCCAGTCAACTGAGTCCCCCTTGGTAGTGTAAAAGTTCTTCGTTTCATTTATTCCTCCTTCTTAGAAACTTATTGCACGATCTAGTCGTGGCTCTTCGTTACTTGACGCCCATGTTGGTCTTCTATCATCTCCACAAACGAATTCGTAGATACTAGCTAGAACATCAAGCGCGTCGTCATGAGCATTTTTGCCTTTACGTTGATAGCTCATCACCTGCTTATAAAATTCAGGGAATCGAGTTCTCCAATTTGGTGGCATATAGATATGATTTTGCACCCATGCAGAGCTTGCTAAAATACGAGACTCCTTATTATGGGTCTGAGGCACGCTTTCAATTTGAGTACGATTAGACCCATATCGTTCGTTCATAAGTCTTTGAACATTTCTAGCAAAGCCTCGACCACCATTATTAGATTCGATGCGAGAGACATTTACTGCGCCACTGAATAAAAGCTCTGCGACCTTAGGCTCAGTCACTTCCATAGCTTCGTCTGAAAATACTAAATCACTAATATAGAACTCTTTTTCGAACACAACACCATTGATTGAGCAGAGAAAATCAGAACCAGTGTCAGCTGTATCGGTGAAGTTTATAATCTTGCCCGATGGTAGCTTCTCCCACTCCTTAAACTCTTGATAAAGCCTGCCTTTCACGTCGATTGGCGTCTGGTTGTAGTTAGCCTCAAAGATATCGACATTCATCTCACGCTTGATGAGATTCATATCTTTTTCATTCAAAATATCTTCACAGAGCATTTCACCCTTGTCATTCTGAACGTGATACTTGATAATCTCACACTCATCCGGAAACGCTTCCATAATACGTCCAGCTAAGTCTCTCGAAGACCAACGAGTCATAACAATAATGCACTTTTTCTGGCCCTCAAGCCGCGAGAGCATAGTGTTTACAAACCACTGGTACGTGTTATCAAGAGCGGTCTCATTGTAGGCTTCTTCTGCTGATTTAATAAGGTCATCGCAAATTAGGTAGTCACAACCGAAACCTGTGGCTGTACCGTTCGGAGAGGTGGCTAGATACGAAATCTGGCTCTGGCCGTCTATGGTCCACTTCTTAGCGCTTGCATCACCATACTTAACCTTAGTTTTAGGGAACATGTCGAAAAAAACGACACGTTCACCAATTTTTTCTGTTTGAATAGTATTTCTGACGTTCTTAGAGAAAACACTAGCGACATCCTCATTATATGAAGCCGTCATGACTCGACAAGTCGGGTCACGTCCGAGAAGCCACGCCGTGAGACATTGGTCTGTTAGGGATTTTCCGTGCCGTGGAGGCATGTTAATAATAAGAAAACGCTTATCTTTATCATTGATGAAGTTTTCCACAGATTCACAGAATTCTTTAAGATAGGTTCTCTCATCTTTATAAAAATTAGGGAACAATATCTGGCAAAAATCGTAAAGATGACGCCTAGCCAGCTCCATTTTCGCACCAAGCTTAATCACCTCATCTCTTGTCATCTCGCAAGCTTCCTTAATTCCTCTTCAGATAAGTTCTCAAATGGATTGAAGACCTCTTTTTCCGAGACATCTTTGGTCTCGGTTGGGTCATAATTACCATTGAGCTTAATGAGCTTATCGGCAGCCTCTACGCACTTCGGGTGGTCTGGGTCACTAGCAATAGCGATTAAGTTATTAATTACACCTTGCACGAGATTCGGGTCATTTGAGGCACGAATCTTCACCTGGTGGCGAAAAGACATGTCTTCCGTTGGGCGGCCGCCATTATTACCAACGGAAAGCTTATTGCCTTTCGAGAAAGTTCCATCCGAGTTCCGTCCGACTTTTACGGTCTTCTTTTTTTCAACAGAAACCTTGGTAGCCTTTTTCTTAGCCACCTTTTTAACCTCTTTTTTAGAGTTTAGGTTCTTCTGTCTAGCTATTGGCATTTAATAACCTCTAATTTTCTTCTGCGGCTTCTTCTTTAGCTTTTTTACCGCGCTTATTACCGGCCTCTTCGATATCTTCAGTCTCTACTGGAGTATGTTCTTCTTCTGGAGCTACAACAAGATTTTCAGGGTTTTCCACAGGTTTCTCTTCATTATGAACTTCTTCACTGGTTCCGACATGGTTGTCGGTAGCTTCAGCTTCAGGAGTTTCTACGGGAGAGTACTCAATAGCTTCTTCTGAGTGTTCTGGCTCGTCGTGTTTTTCTGATTCTTCAGTAGTCTCATCATGCTTTTCTTCTGGAGCTTCAGGATGTTCCGGTTCAGGAACCTCTTCATGAGTTTCAGAGGTCTCTTCAGTTGTATTTGAGTTTTCCACAAGCTCTTCTTTAATTTCTGCCCCCTTAAGAACAAACACGATCTGGTCTCCAAAAATCACCTTGTGGCATTTACCGTTTACGAATTCATCAGTGATGTCAAAATCGATACCATAAAAATCAACGATCACACGACCGTTACTATTTTTTTCTACTAAAATCTCATATTCCATAGAATCTCCTTATTTCTTAATACGTGGGGAATTATTAATCTTTTCAATCATCTGGTGCATGGTCTTGTTATGAAGTAACTGACCACGCTTTCCAAATAACAGCACCTTTGGCCGTTTAATTAAGCCGTGAGAATCCTCACCAAAAACTCCGGCTTCAAATAAGATTCGACTGGCTGGCACATAGATGACGAATAATCGCCCACGTCTTTCTATCGCACGTAGCTCTCTACAGTTATCGGCGAAAAATAATGAGTTTATCACTTGTCCAGTTAGGCGTAACAGTTCAGAATAGCTAAGTTCTGTCCTTGTAAACTTATTTTTAATGTCATAAGTCTTATCGGCCAATAATTTCGTCGTAATTATCGCCTCTACCTCACTGGTTCCTCGATCTAAAATCATCCTTTTTTCTCCAATAAAAAGACCCACAAGCAAACACTTGTGAGTCGTAGATTTATAGCTTAATTATAACATACTTAGAGAAGATACATCATTGCTTGTGGAAAACTATTATTTTACAAAAAATATCATTTGAGCTATACTAAATATGACAAAACAATTTTTTGTGAAAACCCCTCTGGAGCTTCGGCTTTCGAGGGTTTTTCTTTCCCCAAAATAAAAATGATTTATTTAGGGAATTTAAAATGTCAGAAAAAAGAATTGAAACTTTAAGAAATCGTCTAGGTAAAGCTTCAGATTTAGTTAAAAATGATGAATATCTTCCAATGTTTAGAAATCGTCAGATTCACTTCAAAAAAGAATTTGAAGAATCGGTTAAATTAGCGAAAAAGAAGCGTAACCCAGAGCATTATTTTGCCTCTATTTGGTCCTGTAAAGCTCTTAAAAAGACGCTTGAGATGATTCGTAAAATGATTTATCGCGCGATCGAAAAAGCACGCGAATATCAGGCTAATATTGAGAGAGTTAAGGCTGAAGAAGATGTTAAAAACAACTATAACCCTGAGGGTCGTGCGAGACTTGCTGAGATACTTAGAGATCGTGGTAAAAATTATAGTAATATTTTTGGTCTTTAATTAAAAAACGGTTCTTATTTTTACGGGGGATAGCTTTTTTATTTCCATATTTTACGAAAAAACCGCAAAAACACGCATTATATTGGAAAATTTCGAGTATTTAACAAAAATTATTGAATTTTCCGTAATTAGAAAAGTTTTCCGTAAGATTTCTGGCTATTTCTTTATAAATTTTTAACAGAGAATAACAGATTAATTTCAAAAATTAGT